GTTCTCAAACATCTCCAGACTGAATAAGTCCAGATTGGAGTTTTCCTCGTTTCCGTCACCCACACTCCGCTCCAGAGAACGCAAATCCTTGTAGATGTCCCTCTGAAACTTCAAACGGTAAATACGGGGAATGGCGGCACTCGCTTTGAATGCCACCTGCTTCCCATCAATCTCAATCTTTCTGATAATACTCATACGCTACCTCCACTATGCAGTTCCTTCGTCACCGGACTCTTCCCCGGAATCACCTTCGGTTACATCTCCCGTTTCCGTTCCCTGCACCACCGGTTCATAAACTTCGTTGTACCAGTTCTTATAAACGGCATCCGTAGTGTTATCACCGGTCTTTGCCTTGACATAACCACTTGCCAGCGGTCTTGCCTTAACGGTAAGTGTTTCCGTCTGCACTTCCTTATCCTCTTCATTGGTCTTTGCCTCAATGGTCGGACGGCTTGCAGAGCAGTTATACAGTACGTGGCGGATTTTCTTTACATCGCCATCGAACTCGAACAGCAACGCAAAGCGTCCGGTCTCACTGTTTGCATTCTCCACAAGAACGTTGTTACTATCTGCCTCTTCCTTTAAGATATCCGTGCGGAATGTCTCCGGAATCATCGCCACTTCCAAATCACCATCATAACCCTGATTGTTATTGATGATATAATACTCAATACCATCTGCATAAAAGGACTCCGGCTCACCGGTCGGGTCAAGGCTGATGGACACCGCACCCGGTAACGGAACCGGAGCTGCATATGTCACAATCCCGTCTTCTGTCACGGTAAGCGGTGCATAATGCACGTTGCAAATATTAAATTTGACCTTGTTCTTCGTCATCGCTCATACCTCCATCTGAAAAATTACTTCGTAGAGCTTTTCTGATGCAATCCATACTTCGCTCCTGTTATAAAAAATGCCGTGCTCATCCAGCACAGCCGTTACCTTGTTTTCCACGGATAAATCCTTCTTATCCGTATAAAGTTCTATTCGTACCTCGCTGATATGAAAATACACCTTCCCGTCTGCCGCAAAATTATTGCTGCCGGGAAGCAGATAACATATAAACGGAGGCTTCGGACTCTCTCCCTCTGCGAAATGGTCGTAGGCAAAAGGAAGTCCAATCTCCTGTAACATTTGTACCAGTTCTTCCATCATCGCCCTCCCAACGCTTTCGCAATCTCATTTTCCAACTGTTTCACTGCCGCCTCTTCTGCAGGTGCGATATGTGGCTGCGCCTGCGTCCGTCCACCGTTCCGCTTTGCATGCCCATACTCCAGAAGATGCGCCAGCTGGTACCGGTCCTTGGAATGCACCGTGTACTCCAAAGTTGTGGACGTTTCCTTTGTCTTTTTTGCCGTCCAGCTCTTTGCATATTTTCCTGTTTTCTCCGGTGCATGTTCGCTGATATCCTTTCGTAAGGAAGTACCGGCTTTCCGGACAGCTTTCTTCATATCATCCGTGGCAAGGGCTGCATATTCCTCCAGTCCTTCCATAATCACATCGGACAAATCACCGATAGCACAATTCCTTCCCATGGTTACCGTTCCACCTTTCTGCACCGAAACTTAAGTCCCCGCTTCTTCATGTTAAGGTAATCCACCTTCACGATGTTATACACATCCCCGTTCCATACAATCCGATATCCGGTACTGTTCACCGCAAAAGTCTTCTGACAGAACCGCACCGTAAAACCGATATCCAGTTCATCCAGTGTCGTTCCGGCTCCCTCTGATTCCGTGTCCGTCTTTCCGGAAGAATTACTGATGGTGGCAAAACATGAATAATAATCCGTCCACTCGTTGCTCCGGTTCCCGATTTCATCCACCATAACATCCTGCTTCTGAAATGTTATCCTCACATTCATCGCTGCAATGTCCATCAGAATCCCTCCTTACGAACCCCGAACAGCAACGCCCGGAGGGTCAGGACAAGTTTGTGATGGTCTGCATCCTCCCGGTGTTCATACTGGTAAGCCACCGCATACATCACGGCAATCTTATTCGATGCTTCCTTCTCAAAGGTCTTCTTATCCAACCGGGCAATATCCATACACAGCTTCGTGGAAGAAACAATCAGCCCTTCAATAAAAGCATCATCCTCTTCAAAATCCACCCTAAGATACCCTTTCATTTCCTCCAGCGTTACCATTCCAACCACCTCATCTTCATAATCGGGCAGTGCCGTAAATTAACGGCACCACCCTCCATCTCCTACTACGCAGTAGCATCCGTCTTGAGCTTAAGAATCTGTACTGCTTCCGGAAGCACAAGCTTACCATCCACACGTTCCTTCGCCACAAAACCAACCATGCCGTTTCCTGCAAACAGCTCACGGAGTTCTGCAAAGGAACGGGTACCACGGTCGCCGATGTTGTAGTAGCTGTAGTCACCAAAGGAAATCGCATTCTTCGGCGCATAGGCAGAAGTGTTTACAGCATAACCGAGCACTCTGTCCGGTTCGCCTGCCTGATAAGACGGCTGCCAGATATATGCACCGTTGTTATCCTTTAACTTACGGATGGATGCCAGAGTCGCATCATTCATAATAAAAGACGCATTCTTACGGTACGGACGCTTTAAGCCGTAGACGAAATCAAGAAGATCGTCGGACTTAAGTGCCGCCGTCAGGCTGTTCTGCACGTTGCCACCACCGGTCGCTGCAAAAATACCGGTCGGCTTTCCGGTACCGTCACCGTTAAGGAACGCATCCTCTTCCGCATTCGCCAGAGCCTTACCAAACATGTTGATAATATAGTTCTCCAGATTGAATGCACTGTCATACAACAGCTCTTCCGTAACCTTGATTGCCACATGCAGCTTGTGGGCATCCAGATAAATCTGGTCAAAGGTTGCGTCACCAAAGGTAAGAGTGCCGCCCTCTTCAATCCATGCTGCAGCAGGCTTGGAAGCCGCAATGTTAATCTTGTGCTGGCCGCTGGTCACAATCTTGGTGCCCAGTCTTCTCATGATGTTCTCTTCCTCAAGCACATCAATAAGTCTGCGGTCATATTCCTCCGGAACAAGATAACCGCCGTCAGAATCCACACCTTCCTGCAAAACGTTGGACACGTTACGGAAGTTAGAACGCATCGCACCAAGCATTGCGCCCTTGTACGCATCGGATGCCCTGCCGGTCTTTTCCGCTCCCTTTTCGCCCACATACGGCTTTCCGGTTAACGGAGAATTAACAGGCTTGCTAAGCTCCGCCTCTCTTTTCTCCGCTCTCTGCTGACGGTCAATGGCATTGGTCAGGTCTTCAATCTCCTGCTCCATTCTGTTGTAGGTGGCAGTATCCTCTGCGGAAAGCACACCATTTTCATTCTCGTGGGTGTCCACAAAATTCTTTGTTGCTTCCCACAGCTTTGCTCTCTTTTCAATTAATTCCTTCATTGTCATGGTAGTATCCTCCTTCTAAACCAATCTTTTTAATCTCTCCAGCCGTTCCCTCAGTTTCTCTGCAGAACAGCCTGCCGTTACAGGAATTTCCGCCTGCTCCGACACCGTTTTCTTTTCGCCGGAGTAATGTTTCTCCAGCTATTCAAAAGAGCATTGTTCACAGCTCTGCGTGAAAAAAGCACCGCCTCCGGATTACGGCTTTCGCCCTCATCCTTCACGATGCTCTCCCCTGTCACTTCCTCCGAAGCAACCGTTTCTGTATTCTGCTCTCTCTGAATCACTCCATCCGCAAACCCAAGCTCCATTGCCTTGTTTGCATTCATCCACGTTTCCGCATCCATCAGGTGCGACAGCTTTGCACGGGACAAACCCGTCTTAATCACATACGCATTGATAATGGATTCCTTTACTTCATTCAGCAAATCAATCGCTTTCTGCATATCGGTGTGGTCACCAAATGCAATCGTTGCCGGATTATGAATCATCATCATGGACACCGGGCTCATCAGCACCGTACTTCCTGCCATCGCAATCACCGATGCAGCCGATGCAGCGATACCGTCAATCTTCACTGTAACATTGCCCTTGTACTCACGAAGCATGTTGTAAATCTGAGCCGCCGCCACACAGTCACCACCGGGGCTGTTAATCCACACGGTAATATCCCCGGAGCCACCCTGCAGCTCATCCTTAAACATCTGCGGTGTCACATCATCATCAAACCAGCTTTCCTCTGCGATTGTTCCGTTCAGGTAAAGCGTTCTCTCCACTGTCTCCACCTGCGTCTCCTGATTCAGAACCTTCCGGCTCTGCCAGTTCCAGAACTTCCTCATCGCTCTCTTCTCCTTTCTTCGAGGCCGGTGCAAAAATCCCCGCATCCTCAAGCCTTGTCATATTTCCGTTAATGAGATACAAATCCCCACCCTGTTCTGCCGGGATGCGGTCAAGATTCTCCAACTCCCTGATATCATTTGCTGACATCCAACCGTTCTGACGTGCCGTTGCATAACCGCTCATTCTGCTCTGGTAATCCCCCCGGAGCAATCCGTCCACGTTGAACTTGATGAAGAAGTCCTTCTTCTCACTAACAGAAAGCAGTGCACGAACCATCGACTGCTCAAACCTTGCAATCCACGGTGCCAGAGTATACTGCACATACTCCAGACTCTGCTGCTCAATATTAGAAAAGCTCGACTTCTCCAAGTCACCGACCATATGCGGCGGCACTCGGAAAATTCGAGCAATCTCATTGATCTGAAATTTTCTTGTTTCCAAAAACTGAGCCTCATTCGGCGCAATGGAAATCGGCGTATACTTCATACCTTCTTCCAACACTGCCACCTTGTTTGCATTGGCACTTCCACCAAAGGTCTGTGTCCAGCTCTCCCGAACCTTCGACGGGTCTTTCAATGTTCCCGGATGCTCCAGCACCCCGGACGGAGCTGCACCATTGGCGTAGAATTTACTTCCATATTCCTCCGCAGCAATGGCAAGGCCGATTGCATTCTTTGCCATGGCAATCGGGCTATAACCGACCAGTCCGTCAAACCCAAGCCCCGGAACATGTAACACATCCTCCCTCTTGAGCTGCACCGTCGATTCCTTATTAATCTTCGCATCATCCGAACTCATCTGATACTCATAATAAAGTTCGCCCTTCTCGTTCCGGTCAACCGTCATTCTGTCCGGCATCAACGGATACAGCGCAATCACTTCTCCCTTGCCGTTCCGAATAATCTGCGCATACGCATTTCCCCACAGAAGCAGGTGCGTCATCAAAGTTTCCCGGAACACATACGAAGTCATTTCCGGATTTGGCTCATCATGAAGTAAAAAATAAAGCGGATGACTCACCGCCTTTTCCTTTCCCCCATTCTTCGTATACCTGTAAAGATGCAATGGAAGACTTGCCACCGACTCCGACAGAATACGCACACAGCTGTACACCGCCGTCATCTGCATCGCAGACCTCTCATTCACTCTCTTCCCCGCCGTACTGTTCCCAAGAAAAAAGCTGTAGGCACTGCCCGCAGTTCTGTTTACCGGAGCATCCCTCGACTTAAAAATCCCACTGAAAATTCCCATAACCGCTCACCTCTTTCTAAAATACAAGTAATCCTCTCTCATCATACACACTGCCCTGTGGCTGCACCTGATTTCTGATACATCTGTCCAGAGCCATGATTGCCGCTACAATGCCGTCAATCTTCTCCTTCGACCTTGCCTTGGTCACCTTAATGTTTCCTGCCGGGTCTGTATCAATCACCACATTACCTGCCATCCACCGGAGCACCGGATGTCCGCCATGCACCATTCGCCCTTCCATCAGAATCTTGTAAAACTCTTTCGTTGGAGCCGACATGCTGCTGTATCCCTGTCCAAAC